ATCGACGTCGCCGCATGGAAGTCCGGGATCTTCTCCCTCGAGGCTTGGTTGGCCGGCCGGTTCGAGGTCGATGCCTTCATCGTCTCCGGCAACACGGGCTTCTTCAATGCCGATGCGTGGATTGCCGGTCCGTACTACTTCGACTTCCCCGCCAATGCCGTTGTCAGGAAGCCTGACCAGCTCGGCGCAACGACCGTCAACGCGATCAAGCTGCGGACCGCGACCGGGACCTTCGCCGCTGCCGCGACGCTGAAGGCGACCCTGAGTGGGTCGAGGACGGCCGACGCGGTCCTGAAGGCGACGAGGGCAGGAACCTTCACCGCGAACGCGGTCCTCAAGAAGACCGCGACGGGTTCGCTCACCGTCGCCGCGACGATCCAGCGCACGATCACCGGCTCCTTCACGGCCGCCGCAATCGTCAAGAAATCGTCAGCGTCTTCCTTCACGGTGGGTGCGGTCGTCAGGCTCACCACATCCGGTAGCTGGAAGATTGATGCGGCGATCTTCCAGACCCGCAACGCCAGCCTGACGACCAACGCGATCGTACTGCGCGGTCAGTCGGGCGTGTTCTCGGTCGCGGCACTCGTGCGCGGGTCGGCCTCGGGGACGTTCTTCCTCAATGCGATCCGGCTGGCGAGCTCTTCGTCGGTCATGCTCCTCACCGCGATCAAGTTGGCGAGCGCCTCGAGCACCTTCTCGTTGGCGGCGACGCTCCGGGCCGAGGCTTCCTCCCAGTTTTTGATCGCCGCGATCAGGTTGGCTCCGTTCGCGACATCCCTCCATGCGGACAGCGTCGTCCTCAAGCCCACGGTGACCTCCTTCGCGGTGAATGCGGTCGTCAGGGCGACTGCCATGTCGGTCTTCTCCGCGAACGCCGTCATCCGGCGATCACCGGTAAGCACCCTGACGACCGACGCCATCATCCTCGCCTTGGTCTTGGGTAGCAAGTCGCTCGACGCGGTCATCGTCTCAGCCGGGAGCGGGACGTTCACGGGGAATGCGGTCGTCAGGCGAACGGCATTGGGCGTGTCCCCGCTCGACGCTGTCCTCCGCCGCGAGTTTGCGGCGTCCCTGACGACCGACGCCATTCTACGCGCCACCAGGAGCGCCACGACGGCCGCTGACGCCGTCATTGCCAAGGGGCAGAGTGGTACGGCGTTCAGCCTCGATGCGGTCCTCCTGGGCCGTCCTAGCGCCTCGGTCGCGGCGAACGCGGTCATCTTCGGGGCGCGGAGCTCGACCTTCGCCGTCGCCGCGTGGAAGTCGGCCACCTTCACGGTCAGCGCCTTCATCTCTGGCCGGCTGCTGGTCGATGCCTTCATCAAGTCCGGGAACGCTGGCTTCCTCAACGTTTACGCATGGATCGCGGGCCCGTACTACTTCGACTTCCCCGCCAGCGCCGCAATCGCACGATCGGGATCCGGTAGCCTTCCGGCGGACGCGGTCGTCGGGAGCCAGACGGTCGCGTCCTCCACCCTCGACGCGACGATCCTCGCGACCCTGTCCGGGTCCTTCAGCGGGGATGCGGTCGTCAGGGGCTCGACGTCGGCCACCGTGGAAGCCGATGCGGTCATCCTCCGCAGCGTCACCAACACCCTGACGGCCAACGCCATCGTACTGGCCTCGTCTATCAACGCTCTATGGACTGACGCGATCATTCGGTCAGAGAGCGTTCATAGCCTGACGGGGGATGCGGTCGTCAGGCAGACGGTCGAAGCAGGAGGGCCCGCCGACGCTGTCATTCACCGGGTGGGCTCCGGTGGCCTGACGACCGACGCTATCGTCGCACGAACGTCCACCTGGGCGCTGGCTGCCAACGCCTACATCCTCTCGCCCACGGCCGGGGTCGGGACGCTCACTGTCGATGCGGTATCGCTTGCCCAGCAAGCGAATACATTCGCTGCCCAAGCGGTTCTTTCCGCTCGCCAGGCAAGCGTATTCATCGCCGGGGCGTGGATCGCCGGTTCCGGGATCGGAGCTTTCTCTGCGGATGCCGTTGTAACGCGCACGGCGTCTGCTACCATCAGCGCAAGCGCCGTTGTAGCTGGCACCGCTTCGTCGGTCTTCACTGCATCGGCGCTGCTGAAGACGGCTCTCCAGGCGAGCTTCGAGGCCCAGGCGGTCATCGGGGCCACCCGAATGGTCGGGTTTGCCACCGACGCTGTTCTTCTGTCCCCCCGAACCGCCGCGATCACGGCCGATGCCCTGATCGTCCTTGCTGCGGCTGGTGGATCCTTCGCCGCAGATGCGATCCTCCTGAAGGTCGCGTCCGGCTCATACACCGCCGCAGCGGCCGTCTCCATCACCGGGACTGGGACCCTCACGGCCAGCTCCGCGATCAAGGCCCGGATGGCCGGGACCTTCGCGGTCGAGTCCTCGATCAGCGGCGCGGGTGTCCAGCACTTCATCGTCTACGCCTCGATTGCCGGGCCCGGCTACGGAAGCTTCCTGATCGATGCTTCGATCAGCGAGCGGATCATCGCGGAGATTGAGGCCACCTTCACGGCTGCGACGATCGCGGGAACGCTCTCGGCGCAGACCATCGAGGCCACGGTCTCGGCCCGGACCATCGCTGCCACGGTCAGCACCTCGTGGTCGCACACGAGGCGTCGGACCTTCCTCCTCGACGCGGAGGTCGCATGAGTCTCACCTTCGTCCAGGGCGATACCGCCCCGGACATCGCCGCCGTCATTCATGAAGAGGACGACCCGACCCAGGTCGTGAACCTGACCAACTGCTCCGTGCGCTTCCAGATGCGGAGGCAGGACGATCGCCGCTACCAGGTCAACTCGGGAGCCGACATCCTCGATGCCGTCAACGGGCGGGTGAGCTACTCGTGGGCGGCGAACGACCTCTCCGTACCCGGTACGTACGTAGTCCAGTGGGAAGTCACTTATCTAGGTGGTCGCGTTCAGACGACCAGCCCGGAGGTAACCATTACCGTCCGCCGCCAGTAGGTCATGGTCTGGATCCGATGGTGCGTCCCCCGAGAGGATCTTGATCAGGAACGGGCACTGGCGATCCTCGAAGGTCGCGATCCCAGCCTAGCCATCCGGGCATACATCGCCCGAGAGCGGCGCTTCTACGACTACACCACCAGCTTGGATCTTCCAAGGCTGGCATTCGCCGTTGCCCCGATGAGCGTCTACGGGCGGCCACGTCGGTCGCTCGCGGGCATCGAGAGGCGCAAGGCATACACCCGTGAGTGGTGGCGGAGGAACGGAGCGAAGTACCGGCGGAGGCGCAAAGCGAGCCAGCCGGGCCGCACTGTGGACCAGCCGCCGGTAGGCGAACCATAAGCCCTCTGGGCGTGGTGAGGAGGAGTTCCCTTGTCGAAGGTTTTATGGCTTAGCGATGCCGGCTGCACGACGGGCTTCTCCCGCGTGACCCACAGCATCGGTGAGCGCCTGGTCGAGGACTACGGCCACCAGGTCAGCGTCCTGGCGGTGAACTTCCGGGGCGATGCGTGGCCCTGCGAGAGACCCGGCCACGACCACACCACGCCCCTGCGTCTCTATCGGCCGGACACCGTCCTCGCGAAGGACATCTACGGCCAGTCCCGGATCATCGAGATGCTCGCCAAGGTCGAGCCGGACGTCATCGTCACCCTCGCGGACCCACAGGTTGTCCTGAACTTCCTGTTCGACAACAAGTGGGACCCCGAGAGGATCCTCCTCCAGTACCGCCCCCTGCTCTCCTACATGCCGGATGACGGCGTGAACCTCCCGCCACGCTGGACGACGCTGCTGCCCAAGGTGACCAACGTGGTCGCGATGAGCAAGTGGGGCCAGTCCCACTACCAGCCCAGCGAGGTCGTCTACCACGGCTCCGACCCAGAAGTCTTCTGGCCCATCTGGGAGAAGCCCAAGGTCACCTCGACCGGGATCGTCTGCAAGACCAAGGCGGACTGCAAGCGGGCCTTCAACTTCGACCCCGACAACTTCCTCGTCGGGCGGGTCGATACCAACAGCGGCCGGAAGGACTACCCGGCCCTCGTGAAGGCCCTCTGGCCGCTCATGAAGAAGTACAAGGACATCGACACCCACTTCCACTGCCAGGACGAAGGTCCGCAAGCGGGCATCCGTTTCCAGGCATTGCTCTCCCGGGAGGCTGCGACGGTCGATCCGACGCGGTTCCACTTCCCAGGGTTGCACTCCAGCTTCGAGGGCTGGGAGCTCCAGGACCTCAACGTCCTCTACTCGGCCTTCGACTGCTTCGCATCCACCTCGCGGGGAGAAGGCTTCGGCCTGACCCTCCTCGAGGCCGCATCGTGCGGCATCCCCATCGTGGCCCAGAACGTGTCCGCCATCCCGGAGGTGGTCGGACCGGGAGGGATCCTGCTGGAGCCGAGGGACACCCTCGCTACTCCTGCGGGGCAGGACAACTGGCTGGCCGACATCGGTGCCTTCACGGGTGCCATCGAGCGGCTCTACCAATCAAAGGGCCTGCGACGAGACCTCGGTGAGGCCGGAGCAGCACACGCGAAGACCTTCAGTTGGGACTACGCGGCCCGGAAGTTCGATGAGTGGATCGTGGCGCTCGAACACATTGAGCCTTCCACTCCCACTGACACGTCGGAGGAAACGGCATGAATCCCCAGTTCAAGATCTTCGCCCCGATGCTCAAGGCGAGCATGGGACCAGACGGCAAGATGAGGCTTCACGGCATCGCCAGTTCGACGGTCAAGGACCGCCACGGCGACACGATGAACCCCTCGGCGCTCTCCGACATGGAGCGCAGCGCCAACAACAACATGACGATCTTCCTCAACCACGAGTACCGGGTGCCGGAAGACGTCGCCGGGTCGGTCGAGCGGGCAATCATCCGCTCCCACCCGCAGGACGCCAGCATCCACGACCTGGCTCTCGACATCATCGTCAACCAGAGCAACGAGCGGGCCGTCAAGGCGTGGGAGGCCATCAATGGTGGCACCCAGCTCGGCCTCTCCATCGGCGCGATGATCCCCGAGAACGGCGCTGTCCGCGACCGGAAGACCGGCTCATACGAGATCAACCATGTCGATCTCCTCGAGACCTCCCTCGTCGGCGTCCCGGCCAACCCCCGGTCCTGGGTCGAGTACGCCGTGAAGTCCCTCAACGGGGGCGTCACCAAGAACGAGTCCTTCGAGGAAGAGGAGACGGCCGAGGAAGTCGAGGATCAGATCGAGGCCGACGCCGAGATCCCGACGGAGGAAGTGGTCGAGGAAGAGGCCGAGGTCACCGCCAGCCTCGAGTCCACGACCTTCAACGGCAGCAACTACACCCTGATCACCGACATCAGCACGAACCCCACCATCACGGACGCGACGGTGAACATCAAGACGCCGTACGCGGACGTTTCCATCGACACCGGCAACCGGGGCGGCAAGGCCCCGGCTGGTGAGCCCTCGCAGGAAGCTCTGTCGAGCGCCCCTGAGAACGAGGAAACGGACGAGGACGAGAGTCTGCCCCTGAACCCATGGGCGGCCATCGGCCTTTCCGGCGAGCCCGAGGTTGAGACCGTCGAGTCGGAGCTCCGGGACATGGAGCCCACCGTCTCGAAGATCCTGCTCTCCTCCAGCGCCTACCTCCAGTCGGTCACCCGCGAGCTGATCGAGACGAAGGCGGCGATGGCGGAAGCGATCTCGGAGCGGGACGCGGCCATCGCGATGACCGAGAAGGTCCTCGCGAACACGGCCGACATCCTGGTTCGCCTGTCCGCAACCCCCGTTGGTCGTCGCGCCACTGTCCGTCAGGCCACCGAGCAGTTCGAGAGCCTGAAGTCGGTCTACGGCGACGACTTCCTCACCCTCCTCAAGAAAGGTTGACCAGCATGGCAATGTCGCCAGAGCTGGAGGCCCTGCTGAAGGGTGTCCTCGAGACGCAGGAGCAGATCGGTCAGACGCTCCTGAAGATGAACGAGGCCCCCAACGTCGCAACCCCGACCCCCTCGGTCGGCGTTGAGGACCAGGGCACTCCCGCTCCCACCACTCGCCGCTACATCACTCCCGACGAGCGCCTCGCGATGTCGGAGACCCTCCGCACGAAGTCCACGAGCCACATCACCGAGCTCATCACTCGGCAGGCTGCGGTTCGTGACTCGGGCATCCCGCTCCACGTCTGGCTGAACACGGCTGGGTTCTCTGCCCAGAACGCCTTCAACCAGCTTGGCAGCCAGCTCGACCCGGACATCGCCAAGGCCCTCGACACGGGCGGCGCAACGGCGCTGATCCGGCAGGACCTCGAGCCGATGCTCTACGAGGTCTTCATCCGCATGTTCCCGGCCTACGACCGGTTCCCCAAGGAGCCGGCAAACGGCTTGCTCCATGCGTGGAACCAGATCACGGCCTACGGCGATGCGAAGTTCATGGCCGAGCTCGGCACCGTGTCGGACGACACCAGCACGTACGAGCGGAAGTCCACGAACGTCGCGATCCTCGCCACCCGGCGCGGCATCTCGCTGAAGTCCCAGTTCGCCGTCATGGCGGGCGGCATGAACTACAACCCCGAGGCGATCGAGCTTCAGGGTGGTCTTCGTGCCATGTCCCACAAGATGCAGAAGCAGATCTTCGGCGGCAACGCCACGGTCGCTTCCGGCACGGCGGACGACGAGTTCGGCCTGTACGACGCGAACGCCTTCACCGGTCTTCGCCAGCTCCTGACCACGAACGCGCACAGCTTCGATCCGTCCACCTTCGTGTCTTCGACCACGGCCACCTATGCGACCGGCGCGTTCCGTAACCAGGTGGACAAGGCCCTCCTGCACATCACCCAGGCCGGCGGCATGCCGTCGATCATCTGGGGCCATCCGCAGGAGAAGATCACGTTCGATGAGCAGCAGGACACCAACGTCCGGCTGGTCGGCCCGAACTACGTGAACATCGGCGTCGGCACGACCGCCCAGTCGGTCAACACCTACGCCGGCCAGCTCCCCTTCGCTGTGGTCCCGGGCGACTCCATCGCCTCGTACCACATCGGACCGACCGAGTACCGCGACCTGTACATCCTCGATGAGAGCAGCATCACGCTGCCCTACCTCGGGAGTCCGGGCCCCACGGTCCTCGAGATCCCCATCGGCATCAGCGGCCAGCTCACCCACCTGTACATCGTCTTCATGATGAACGGGCTCGCGGTCAAGGTCCTCCCCTGGAGCAACAAAATCCGCGTCCAAGTTTAGTCAAGATCATATCTTGCTAGACAGGTAGCGGATCGCACTTCGCAGAGCAGAAGGGTCGTCGCGGAAGTTTCCCAGGCCGAGGTTGCAAGCCCGACACAGGAGGCCCCTCCGCTCGCCGGTCTGGTGGCTGTGGTCTACGGCAAGGCGCAAGCCTTCCTGACTGCGGCCACAGATCGCGCAACGACCCTTTTGCTTCGCGAAGAGCAGGTCGTATCGCACCACGCACCCGAACGGAAGGGGTGGCTGCATGTACCTGACTCCAGCGCGGTTCCGGGAGATGGGCCTCGGCATTGACACCTCCGAGCTCGATGACTCGGAGCTCCTGTCCCTGATCAATCAGGCGACAGCCGTCGTCAACGCCTACTGCAACGTGCCCCGCATCCCCCAGGCGCACGACTTCCGGGGCGGCACCATCACGGGTGAGCAGCACACGTGGCGCTACCCGGTCAGTTCCCTCGACATCGGCCAGCGTCGCGAGTACCTCTTTCACTGGCCGATCCTCGCCATCACCAACTTCCGCATCTACGTGACGAACACGCAGTACATCGAGATCGCTCCGACCGAGTTGATGATCAACAACACGGAGCGGTACTTCGAGGTCGTCTCGTTGGCGATCACCAGCTTCGGCCTGTTCAACGCCCTGATCGTTCCCAACGTCTACCTCGCCTCCCCGATCTCGAAGACCACCTACACCTACGGCTGGGACCTCACGTCCACCGACGAGTACCTGTCATGCACCGACGGCCAGACGTGGCGGGCCCAGAACCAGTTCTGGTTCACCGACACCGGGCGCGAGCCGGTGATCAAGAAGAACGGAACGACCCAGACGACCGGCTTCACCGTGGACCCGATCGAGGGCACGGTCGTCTTCGACACCAACCTCCTCGCCTCGGACATCGTGACGGCGACCTATCACCACAAGCTGCCCAGCGAGATCCAGTTCGGAACCGGCCACATCGTGGCCTACCTCCACGGCGACGCCGAGCTCCATGCCCGGGGCATGGCCCACCTCACGAAGCTCCGGGTGGCCGAGGTCGAGATGGAAAAGGACATCCGGCGAGCAGCCCCACAGGGCCTCATCCAGAACCTCAACGCCCTCGTCCCCGAGGCGGCCCTGCTCCTGGGCGGGTATGCCGCAGACAACCTGACAGTCCGGTGAAGAGCCGAACCTGTTCCAAGTGCGGAGAAGCCAAGTCGGAGGGCGAGTTCTACTTCAACCGAACGAACAATCGGCCCGTTTCATGGTGCCGCGATTGCTTCTTGCAGACCATGAAGGAGTACCGCACCGACCTTCGATCTCGTGCGGTCGCTCACCTTGGCGGTGCCTGCAAGTCCTGCGGCATCAGGGACGCTCGCGTCCTGTGCTTTGACCACATTGATGGGCTGAAGGGACAGAAGCGGGAGTCCCAGGACATGGTTCTTCGCCAGGTGCTGGCCGGCTCGACGGCCTACCAGCTTCTCTGCCACAACTGCAACCACTTGAAGCGTTTCGAGAACCACGAGTTCGCTCTTCGGGCGGTGCGCTGACATGCCACGGCAGGATCGCTTCCTGACCGACAACCAGATGAAGCGAATGCAGGACCTCGCCCTGCTCGGGATGATCACCCCGGTCGTCATCGAGCGAAGGGCGGAAGGCGCAGTTCCGGCGGGTGGGGACTACGGAGACGACTTCCTGTCCTATACGGAGACGAACGCCAGCCGTCGCCAGACGGTCAAGGGCTGGTTCTACTCCACGCCCACTCCGATGCAGGAAGTGGACAGCGGGGCGGTCGTGACGGCCAACACCTACCGCTTGTTCCTCCCGGTGGGAACCGACATCGCAGCCGGTGACCACGTGTTCGTCGGGCCCAACCCCGATGCCTACACGGTCAGCGACACGACCGCCGAGTCCACCTGGCTGCCGCTCCTGACGTGCAGCCTGCGGAGGCGGGAATGATCAACTTCGAGGCCCTCGGCCAGGCGATCCTCGAGGCCGCGACCGAGTCCCTCGGAGAAGGCGCGAACGTCGTCGCGGCACGAGCTCGTAGCCTAGCCCCGGTGCGCCACCTCTTCCGGGGTGGCGAGTCCAGCATTCGTCCCCGGTCAGCTCCTCGATCGTCGGGCATCAGCCCCCTCAGCCCTGACTCCCTGAACAGGACGGTTCAGGCCGTTTATGCGGCCAGGCCACCGGTCAACTGGCGCGGACGCCGTCTGGCGGCGGCCTCTGCTGCACTCGAGTCCTACGATGAGGGAGATCGTTCGACGCTTACCCGGCGCGGGGCGTACGAGGTGCGCCAGGCGCTCCAGCATCCAAAGCCAGGGAGTCGTTCCCCGACAGGGAGGCTCTCCCCTTCCTTCGCCACCTTCCAGCACCTCAACGTGGGCGGTCGCCTGCGTGGAGAAATCCACGCCACACCTTCGACGTTGGCTGGGAATAGGGCCGAAGCATGGGTCATCTCGCCGACCCGCTATGCGAAGTACCAGGAGTTCGGGACGCGTCACAACGCGGCTCACCCCTTCCTTCGCCCAGCGGCAGCCGAGAGCCGCGCTGAAGTCGTCAGCCGCATTGCGGCTGCCATCGCCGGGGCTTCCCGCACAGGCACCGGAAAGATGCAGATTGAAATCGTGGTGCGGCTGTGAAGGGGACGACGCGATGACCATCACGTCCAGCGCCCCAGTCAAGCGAGCGGTCGTGCAGGCGCTCCGCGCCTCACCCTCCCTCGTGTCCGCCATAAGAGGCGGCATCCACGAGGGGATCGCTCCCCGCAAGGTCCGATACCCGTTCATCGTCTACCAGCTCATCGCGTCCCCCTACCAGTACGACTGGACGGGCGTGATGCTCCAGGTACTGATCGACGTCTCGGTCTTTGCGGAGAACCCCGTCGATGCCAACAACATCGACGCGCTCGTCGCCGGAGCCCTCAACGAGGCTGGGCTCAATGTCGATGGGCAGACCAGCTTGCTTTGCCGCCGGGTCGCGGATCTGCCGACGGGGCCAGACATCGACTCCGAGGGGAAGCGCATCTACCAGGTGGGGGGTTCGTACTCCATCTGGACCGATCAATCGCTGGGGGCATGACCGATGGCGATTGACGGGAAGCTTCATGGCAAGAACGGCGCGATCTACATCAACGGGACCAAGGTCTCGAACAAGGCCGAGTGGGCCCTGAACATGGTCCGTGACTACGCCGACGTCTCCACGTTCCGCGATCGGAACAAGGTGTACGCCGCCGGACTCATGGACATCTCGGGGACCTTCGCCGGCCTGCTCGACGTGGACGGGGATCTAGCCCTTCAGAGCAGCGACGGCAACGCCTACACGGTGGCCGTCTACGCCGAGGATGGCACCACCCTCGTCGCTTCTGGACCCGCGTTCGTGGATTGCTCCGTGACTGTCAGCAACACCGATGCGGTTCGTTGCACCGGCAACTTCAAGGCTGCTGGCGCGTGGACCGTGACCGGTGTCCCCTGATGAAGGAGTAAGCCAACAATGGCTACTGGAGCTGGCACCAAGCTTCACGGCAAAAACGGCGCGATCTGGGTCGCGTTCGCGTCGGCCCCCGGCGTGTACGGAGAGAAGATCAAGCTCTCCGTCAAGACCGAGTGGACGCTCAACCTGTCCCGCGACTACGTCGATGCGACGGTCTTCGGGGACGTGAACAAGACCTACCTCGTCGGCCTCAAGGACATCCAGGGCACCTTCGCTGGTCTCCTCGACGTCTCCGGCGACTACCAGGTGAACGCCGCTTCCTCGGACGCGACGTACATCTACCTGTACGCCGATGACGGCGTCGTGACCAACAGCACGGTCATGATCGCTCATGGCCCTGGCCTGATCGACGCCTCCATCACCGCGTCGAACACCGACGCCATCAAGACGACCGGCAACTTCCGGGCTGCCGGCGCGTGGACCGTTTTCTCGAGCGGTTCGCTCACCTAATCTCGTAGCATCCACGCTGGAGGCGGCTGAAACTAATGCCCCTCCCGGCTGTCAAGCCGCCTCCGGCGTAGGGAGTTCGCGATGGGATACCTGTTCAAGACCATCCGGTCAGGCGTTTTCAAGCCCGCCGGTACCGTTGAAATCCCTTTCCTTGGAGCCAAGGTCGGGGAACTTTCCCAGTGGACGCTGCAGAGGCGTGGAGATTTCGGCCGGGACTCCGGTCTGTACGATCTCCACGCCTCTTTTTCGTTCCTCTCAGATGCCCTCTGGAACGACGACGAGTACGAGAAGGTCATCCTTCTCAACCTCAATCCATCTCGGCAGTACAGGCTCCAGCGTGAACCCGATGCCCGCACGGAGCGGCAGGGTAGGAGCCTTCTGATTGAAAAGGTGACGATCCATGACTCCTCGCGCCGCTAGCCCCCTGACCCCCGATTTTCTCGAGGAGGAGGTCACCGTCCGGGGCATGACCTTCCGCCTCCGCGAGCTCTCGATCGGTGACTACGACGAGCTCGTGAAGAAGGCCTCCAAGCCGGTCACCAACCTCGCCACCGGCCAGGAAGACGAGATCATCGACAACGCTCTGCTCCTGAAGCTCATGGTGCTGCGCTGCTCCGTCGAGCCGAAGCTCACGGCGGAGGCGCTCTCCAACCTCCCGATGCGGGTGGTGCTGAAGCTCAACCAGACCGTCAACCGGATGCACTACGGCGACGAGCCGGAGACCGAGAAGAAGGCCGAAGCGGCCGATGAGGAGACCCCCAAGGGAAACGCCTGACCACTCGTGACCTCATCTTCCGCATCGCGAGGCGATACGGGAAGTGGCCTCACGAGGTAGCGGCACTCCCTTTTCACTATTACCTCGCCTTGCGCGAGGACTGGATCAAGGACAACACCAGCGCCGACGAGGCAGATCGTCTCGCAAGCGTCGAAGAGGTCGTTGAGTTCAACGCTCAGACTTTCGCGGGAGAGTCGGTGTAGCGTCCGGGAGAAACCCGTATGGCAGGCGAGACGGGCGAAGTCAGCAGTATTGGCGTCAAGCTAACCCTTGATGCTGGGGAGTTCATGGGCGGAATGAAGGCCGCCCAGGGAAGCCTGAATACGTTCCAGGAGCAGGCCGTCCGAGCGGGATCGGGAGCTGGTCAGCTCAAGGCCGGAGGCGGCAAGCAAGTCGCCTCCGGGCCTTCGTCTGCCCAGAACCTGTCTGGTGTCAACGTCTCCCTGGTCCTCAACAAGGGCCAGCTCGCCGAGCTCCGCGCAGAGATCACCAAGGGTCTCGGGACGATCCCGGTCAACATCACTCCGGTCGTCTCCAAGGCCGTCAGGGGCGAGGCGCAGGCGGTCATGGCCGCCGTTGCCACCCCGACCATCGGAACACGGTCTGGGGCCGCCCACGCCGTCGCCAGCGCAGTTCGGCAGAACCTTCCCGGCAAGGCCCACGGCGGCCCCGTGCAGGCTGGTCGTGCCGTCATCGTCGGTGAGCATCGTCCCGAGGTCTTCATCCCTCGCAGTCACGGCCGCATCGAGCCGGATGCCGAGCGCTTCTACCGCGCTCAGGAGCAGTTTCGTCGCCGCGAGGCAGAGCTAGCTGCTCTCGAGTACAACCAGCAGCGTCGCCATGAGCGCGAGATGGGACGCGCCCAGGGTGGACCAGCTAAGAGGGGTGGTCTGCCGCGTGGCTACCGCCTCGAGTTCTACAGTCGAGATGACCAGGGCGAAGCTGTCCACGACGTATATCGTCTCGAGCGCCCCGGCGGCTACTACACCCCGGTCAAGAAGCCGATCCTCAAGGGCCCCAGCAGCGCGGCGGGCATCGTTGCTGTCATCACGAAGGGTGCCAAGGTCGTAGGGACCTACCCCCTCAGCTTTGACCCTGCTAGTGAGGCACAGGGCGTCCCCACGCCATACGGCAGCTATCACCCTGACTACTCCTTCACGGACATCGAGCATCGGCGCAAGGGCCTTGCGACGGCTGCCTACGTCAAGGCCGAGAGGTTCACGGGAAGACCAGTCGCGCCATCTGGCGTCCAGCTTCCACCGGGCAAGGCATATTGGGCACGCGAGAGCCGGCCTGCCGGGGAGGAGCGACCGTTCGGTAAGGCGTGGGGCAAGCGAACGATTGACCAGTCCACCCGCGACGACCTGGACAGGGCTGCCGAGCATGAGCGCCTGCGCCTCGCGGGCATCTCCGCGAACGCCAACTTCGCCAACGCTCCCTTGGCCGCGCCGTTCCCAGCCAGGGGCATTTCATCCACCGCAGGCGGGCGCTACGGTATCGAGCCGCCTCCCTACGATGCTCAGGGGCGACCTTCCTTCGGTAGCTCGGCTTCGATCAGCCAGTTCAGCCGGACCCCGATCCGCGACAGGCTCCGGGCTCGAGCTCGATTGGCGGCCCAGGCACAGCCCGGCTATCGGTCGCTCTGGTCCCAGGAGCGATGGGCCAGCTACCAGCCTGGTGAAGCCGCCGAGATCATGGCCCAGGAAGCTCAGTGGCGCATCCAGAACAGGCGCATGGGCCATCACCTCGAAGCTCCACTTCGGTTGCGGTCAGGCGGCCCCATGGTTGACGCTGGTCCGTTCGGCCGGATGGCCGGCGGCCCAGTCGAGCGCTCCTTCAGGGTTGCTGACCCGATGGGTCTCCATATGCGGCCCTCGAGCATCCTGGCCCAGGTGGCCCAGCGCTACCCCGAAGCTGCCATCCAGATCCGCAATCTGACCAACGGGGCATCCCCGGAGGCTGGCTTCAACGCCCGGAGCATGATGGGCTGGGCCCAGCTCATGGCGATCCCGGGCGACGAGATCGGGATGATGGGCGAGGGCGAGAACGCCAGCCTGGCCCTGCATCAGCTCGCCCGCCTCGGTGGGTCTCCCAAGATCACCGGGCTCGCCAAGCGCCGGCTGAAGGCTCGCTGGAACGCCGCGCACGCCTGGCGCGGGGCTACGGCCCTGGCCTACCGGGCCACCATGGAGAACGAAGGCGGCACCTTCCCGCTTGCTGGTGGTCCCCAGCCCTCTTCGGGCTACGCCGTAGGCATCGCCACGGGCACCAGCCATCTCGTCCCGGCCGGAGACCCGATCGCCTTCATGCGCGGCTATCGCGCCCAGAAGCGCGCCCAGGTCGAGGCGGGCGGCTTCCCGCCCTACGTGGGCACATGGCTCCACCAGGGCCAGATCCACATCGACCCATCGGCCGTCTTCAACCGCCGCCGCGATGCGGATCTCGTCGCCCGGGCAAAGGAGCAGCTTGCTTTCTTCGACCTCAAGCGCTTCGAGGAGATCCCGACCAGCACCCACAAGCTGCGGGCCCAGGCCGAGCGGATCAACCAGCTCATCATGTCCGGCGCAAAGCACCGTGGTGGTGGCGGATCTGCGCGGCGTGCGCACGCCTTTGGTATCACTCGATCGCACGGAAACATTCGCAACTGGGAAAACGCTCAGTGGCGCGATCAGGAAATGCGCGAGATTGAGGATCGCCGCCGGGCGGCCTACGAGGCTGGTGTCAAGCGGCGCATGCCCGGGTTTGCCTCGGGCGCATGGGAAACCTTCCCCCTCCCCGCTGAGCCCCTTGTTCCGCTGGCGGGAGAAACAGAAGAGCTGTGGGGGAAGAGGGCTGGCGGCCTGGTTCACGCCAAGCAGGGTGCTGTCGTCGGACGGATGACGCCGGAGGAGCTGGACTTCGCCGGGAACTTGCGAGCTGCAGCAGCGCAGATCTCTCCTGACCAGTTGAAGTTCGGCAAGTCCTGGTATGCCGATGCCCAGAACTGGATCAATGAGCAGGCTGTCCGCTACGGGATCGACCCGATCACAGCTCGTGGCGTTGTCGCTTCCCTCTCGGCCGGTACATCGTGGGAGGCCAACAAGACCAAGGCCCACAGGATCTTCTCTACGCATGGTCAAGGGCTGTTCGGAGAGTCGTTCCCCTACAACATGAAGCTCGATGCCCATAGGAAGGCCAAGGCCATCCTTGAGGGAGCCGATCCAGAGGGTGTCCTCGGTCATACCCCGAAGGTCGGGGCTTTCTACCGCAATCTCGGTGGTGACCTTGATGCCGTCACCCTGGATCGCTGGGCCTTCAGGACCGCAACGAGAGGGCATCTCTCGCAGTACGGGAAGGGATCGCTTCGGAACGACATTGACGCTGCTTACCGCCTGGTAGCGTCTGAGCTCGGACTGCACCCGGTGGAGCTCCAGGCAGCTTCATGGCTCTACGAGAAGGAAGCCAACCCGCGCCTGGGCAGGAAAGGCAAGCCCCAAAGTTTCGGCCAGCTCGAGGGCATTTTCAGTCCGATGCACCGAGCCGGCGGTGGCGTAATCTCGTCCATGCTCCAGACGGCTGCGGACTGGTCCCGCGATCCCTTCATGGCGATCATGTCCTATCAGGCTATGCAGCAGAAGCGTGCTGGTGGCGGCAATGCCGGCAACGGTCTCTACATCGTCGGTGAGATCGGCAAGGAGAAGTTCGTCCCGAACCGCCTCGCCCACCTGATCCCACCCAGAGTTATGCAGCAGATCCCAAAGCGTGCCAGTGGCGGGATCGTCGAGATCGGACAGCGCCGCAACGAGCTCTTCGCTCCGCCCGAGGACGGGATCATCATCCCGCACAGGTTGATCGACCAGATCCCGCATGCCCGCGAGGGCCGCTACGACGTTAAGGGCGCGATGCGGAGGGCAGAGGATCCATGGTCTGGGGCGGTGGCCGGGGATCTCGCCTATGGACCGTCTCGCCCTGTTAGTTCCGCAGACAGGCCACGTCCCAGTTTCGGTGACGCCAAGCCTGCGATGGACACCATTCTGAGAAATGAATGGAGAGCCGCAGTAGCGAGAGAGGCTGACAAAGCTCGTCGCGGAGCGCGGACAGCGTTCCCTGCTCAGCGTGCAAACCCGACTGAGGATCTTTCGGTAATGCGGGCGGGGGCGGGCAAGGCAATGCCATCCCGCACCATCCAGGGAGCCATTGCGTCCATTAGCTCGTTCTTCCTCGGTGGTGTTCAGCAGATCACGCGAGCAGAACGGGTACGCATCGAGGCCCAATCGGCCTACAACAAGACGCTCAAGAGTGGCGACATTCTCATCTCGAAAACGCGAGCTGAGCATGACGTTTACTACGAGGCGTTCAAGAAGGAAACAGCGGGCCACGACGACGCAGTTCGGGGACTCAAAAAGGGAACGTCCGAGTACAAGGCAGCCTCTGCCGCGTACAAGTCCACCGACGAATACAAGCAAGCTGCCGCCGATTACCACGCCAACAACAAGAAGCTCCTCGAGGCCACCCGCGCCCAGAAGCGCGTCGAGAAAGAGAGATACGAGAACCTCGATAGAGCTACCCAGAAGGCGATGCCGACCAACGCTGGCATCATCCGCAACTTGGGCGTGATCATCGGTGCGACCACGGCCTACGGCATGGCGATGCAGGCCGCATCGATGGTGATCGAGCAGGCCATGATCCCGGCCGCTGGGAAGATGGTCGATGAGTTTGTCGGCTGGACGCCGACCTTTACCCGCGTATCAACCGCCATGGCCGACACCACCCGCCAGATGGGTGGCAACTACAAGGCTGCTGTTGCCTCAGCGGCTGCTACAGCGGGGCTTTCGGACGAAACCGCGACATGGACTGAAGAGTCCCTCAAGGCGGCGACCATGGCAAAGGCTGGGTCCAAGGCTTTCACGGAGGCCAAGGACCTGATTGCCGGTTCGATGGGGTCCTCAGTCCCGAATGGCAGTAACCTGATCATCAACTCGGCTGAAAAGTCGATCCAGATGTTCACATGGGGCCTGACAGACGCCTCAGCCATTCTTGATCGCTTCAAGGGAGGCCCTGCCGGGGCCCCCCAGGGCCTCTACGGAGGCTATGGAGGCGTAGGCGGCACTGCTCTTTTCGCGGATCAGCTCGGTGGCGGTCCTGGCTTCCAGCAACAGATCACTGACCTTCTCAAGAGTACGCGCCAGGGGAATGAAGGCGTCACGATGGGCGAGGTGGGACTCGGCCTTTCGACTGGCGGACTCGTTGGAGCTGCGGTTGCTGTGGGAGCTGGAGTTCTGGACTCTCTTCGTGGTAGCTCCGCAGGCGGTCCAGGAGCTGAATATACGACCAGCACGTTGAGGGCAGCCCAGGGTCGTGCCGCGCAGCAAGAGGGGGTTCTGGCTTACGGGATCCGTCGAACGCAAGGCGGTGAAGTAGATCGCCTCAAGGCCATGGGGGCAGACAAGACGGTCGTCGAGATGGCCGAACTTGGGTACGTCTACACGGACTCGGTCGGTAATCTCGTTGCTAATCTCGACGAGCTCAATCGGGCTGTCGGACAGGCTGCCAAGGGCATGACCATCCCCGAGATGGGAACCTGGTTCAAGACGATCACTCGCCAGATGGGCGGGCAGTTCCAGATGGCGCAGCAAACACAGGCTCGCGCCATCAACACCGAGATCCCGATCGAGACGTGGAAGAGCCTTCTCCAGCAGCCCCTGCTGGGTGCGGGAGCTGGCGTCGTCGGGCGGGGTGGTGTATCGGCCGCAGGCTTCTCCGGCCAGACTGCGACATGGGCCAAGGGGCTGCTCTCTGACATCCAGAGCTCGAACCAGTCATTGACTGACATGGGCAAGGCTGGGTTCGAGGCCGCCAGGGCCGACGTCCAGATGAACAACCCGTTGTCGCTGCCGCAGTTCGATACCCTCGCGGCCGAGGCCAACACGGCGTCGGCCAAGATCGCCGGCCTGAACAACCAGATCGCCAAGCTTTCCCAGGAAGCCGCCCAGGCCAACTGGGCCAATCAGATCCGTATCGCCCGCCGATCGCTTGGCGACGCGCTCGGCATGCTCGGCAAGGTGGGCGGCACGCGCCTCGGCCAGCTCCAGCGTGAGCAGTGGCTGAACTCCCGGGCCAGCCAGCAGCTTGGCCTCCAGCTCCAGCAGCGCCAGATCACCACCCAGCTCGCCCAGGCCCAGTTCTTCGCGCCCGGCGAGACGGGCGAGGAGCGGTACTTCAAGCAGAAGCAGTCGATCGCGGAGGCGGGAGTCGCCCAGCAACAGCTTGGCTTCTCGTTCAAGGAGTTCACGATCTCGGGGCAGATCTGGAAGATCACTGCCGAACGGGCCGCGACCGATGCCCAGAAGGCCATCAGCGTCATGACCGTGGCCCAGAACGCCCAGTTGGGAGCTGCACTCGCCTCCCAGGAGATCAACAACCAGCAGCGCAAGCTCGGCGTGACCATGGGCAAGATCGACGCGATCCTCGGGACGGCCAAGAACAACTGGGGCACCGTCATGCAGGCCGCCGGCCAGTACGTCACCCAGTTCGGCGGCTCGGTCAAGGACGCGATGAAAGAGGTCTACAAGTCCCTCGGCTACACGGTCAAGGAGGACAAGACCGGCAAGGTAACGATCTCGGGTTCGAGCAATGTTGGGCAGGAAGGCGGCCCCGGCTGGTCCTCCCAGCCAAACTCGCCTAAGCCCGCAGGCGAGAACTGGACCTGGAACGGCTATGGATGGGTCAAGGGGAACGCCAAGGGCTATCTGGGCAACTTCGCCCGGGGAGCCATGATGACGGTGGGCGAGGCTGGCCCGGAGACCGTCGCCATCCTCCGCAACCCGCGTGCTGCGCTGATGGGATCTGGCGGGGGCGGTGCCCCGGTCAGTGTCGCGATCAACATCAACGGGCCCGTCGTTCGCAACGACCAGGACATCCAGTCCCTCGCCATCCAGGTCGCGGCCGAGGTCGAGCGCAGCCTGTCCCGCAAGGGCCAGATGTTCGGCCTGCGTGGACCGGCGGTGTAGGCCATGACAGCCCCCATCTCGGAGGTTGTCATCACCGTCGCGGAGCGTGACGTCTCGGACAGGGTGGTCTTCGCCCAGACGAGCTTCCAGGTATCTGCAGGGGCCCAGCCGGGCTCCTGTACTGTCACCTTGCGCGGACCATTCCTGGTCAACGAGTTCATCGCCGGACAGCAGATCTGCCTGTACGTGGACGGCCGCAAGATGTGGTGGGGCTACGTCTTCACGGTCGAGCAGTCCTTCGTCTTCCCCGACGACCCCGAAGCGCGGATCGTCCTGCGCGGTCCAGACCTCAACATCCTGTTCGACAAGCTTTACATGTACAACCGGACCAAGCCCACGTGGTACCCCGACGGTGCCGGTGCGTACAAGCGGACGAAACAGGTCGGGAGCGACGGCAAGGTGACCGGCTACATCGTGG